AATCAGGGCACTGACAACCCTACCAACGCAACAACTTCCGGTAACTTAGGTCACATCTCTAGCTGGACGCTGGCTTATGTAAACGCCAAAAACGTACCATTGGTACGCATGTTGGTTAATACTCCTTTCGACATCACTGCTTACGCATAAGTTGTCTCAACGGGTATAGGTAAAGAAGGGGGCCAACTCGGCCCCTTTTCTTTTATCCCAAGCCAAGGCGTTGCTTCTCTTGTACTTCAAACAGTTCTTCTGTATGAACAGAAGATTTATACGACTGAACAGCTAATTGATTAACGAGGACATAACTAACCTCAAGAGCATCACCAGCTTCCTGGTATGACATGCCCTGAGCTACAAGCTTTTGAATTTCGGGCATAACATCTTCCCATTTACGAGGCATGGGACGAACAGGAGGACAAGCTAAGACCACATCAGCTTCAAGACTGTCAGAAACTTTTTTGATTGCCATGAAAATTGCAAGATTCTACATTACAGATGGTACTGCACATTGGTGGGTAGATGCCCCGTGGTCACAACGCCATGATGTAGATGCAGGTGTAGCAATGGATGGGCACAAAATTTACCATGTGTCTTTCCCAAGTATCCAAGATAAGACAACCCGCCCAACAAAAAGGGGATTACCGCTAAAGGCAGCTCGCTATTTGCAGCACATGGCTTAAACTAGAGCATAAACCGCTGTCGCTATGCCAACGCTGATCGCTACTGTAGGTGGGACGACCTCGAACTCGTATATCACGGTAGCTGCGGCGACGGTATATTTTGGCGACCGCTTAGGTAATGCAAACTGGGGGGCAGCGACTGCCGATGATAAAGCAGCAGCACTGATCACAGCAACGAGCTGGCTGGAAAGTTTGGAATATTACGGTGATCGTGCCAGTACAACGCAGGCATTGAAATGGCCGCGAACGGATGTCAGTTGTGATGGTGTAGAAGCGGATGCAACTTACATCCCGACCGATATTCAGGCGGCAGCTGCCGAAACAGCGCAAGCATTGATCACAACACCAACGTTAATGCGCGGCTCCACAACAGGCCCTGGAGCGTATGAGAAGGTGGAATTAGGGGATCTTAAGGTGCAATATCGCAGCACAGATGCAGTGTTATCAGTCGATAATATTATTGATGTGTTGCCGTGGCTAAAAAGCTACTTGCGTTGCTGGGTACGTAACGCATCTAATGTACGTCAAATCCCTACCTATAGAAACTAATGGCTGCTGTAGACGACACGTTCGGCCCTATCCCCAGTCCTTTGATTGACAAGTGGGGGATTCCTATCACCTACATAAAAGCTGGGACAGACAGCTACAACACCACAACAGGTGCAGTAACCGTAACTGACATTAATGTAACATTAAACGCGATTATTACAGTAGTCAGCAAGGAAGAAAGTGAAGGTGTGTACCAAACTGGCGACCTTAAAGTTTATATAGCCGCAGCATCGCTACCGGCTTACCAGCCTTCAATCCGTGACCGTATCCAATATCTTGAAAACGGTGTAAGCCGTGAAGCGCGGATCATAGAAATCAAAACTTACCGTGGCGCAGCACCTATATTTTTCAACATTGTAGCGAGGCCAGAGTAATGGCAAAAGACCTTAAATTCTTAGTAAAAGACTTAAAAGCGGAAACAATAAGAGCGGCACAGACAGCCTGTGTGGAGATTATGAACGGCCTAGTAAAAGCAGGCCCAGGGTATAGCGGAGAGTTCTCTTCTGCCTGGTATGCGTTACCTCGGGGAGATTCACCTGGCGGCCCACGCAGTAGGTCAGGGTTGTACAAATACGATTTACGTAATGTACCAGCGGCCCGTTTTGAAACATCAGGAATGTGGTATACCATTGTAAATGGAGCCCCTCACGCAGATGTAGCTATGGATCTAACTCCTTACGTGTACGAAGAATTTAGTGGGGATGCAATTAAAAAGCAGACACGCGGTTTCCGATTAAAGAATGCAACGCGAGGAGACTTAAGCGGTACTTCAGGCCCAAATACTCGCACAGCCCCAGAAGATTGGTGGCCGACGTATAATGTTGGCGGAGCCCTTAGTAAAGATTTGGCTAGAGGATTTAGAACAGGTTTTGGTAAAGCAACGGGGTTTAGCTAGTGAACTACCAAGCAATCCGAGCAGCCTACGAAGCACCAATAGCAACAGCCTGCGCTGCGTTAAGTCCTGCCGTCCCAGTCTTCTTCGATAACCTAGCCGCATCTACCCTAACCAGTACAAGCGAATATGTAATGGTAAACATTACATTTGGCTTAACAACAGAGGTAGCATTAAAAGCGGATTTTGATTATGTACGTGGGGCAATCATTTGTCGTATCCATACCCCAAAAGGTAAGGGCTCAGTTCGCAACCAGACAATAGTTGCTGCAATAACAGGAGCATTCCAGACATTAAACGCAACTCCACGCGCAGCTGGTGCGGGTGTATATGCCCGCGTAAACCAGATTGACGGGCCTACTTTTGACGCACCAGTAGATCTACCACACTACATAGGTAGATTTAGCTGTGGTTTTATTGCTTCTGTTTACCCTTAACTGCATATCTTAACTGGCGCGTTAGAATGTAGAGAGCCGGGCCGCGCCCGCATACCGTCGCCCCTTTTCCTATGGCAGCCACAGTTCTATCCGGTACGTCCGGCGCTCTCTACTACAAGCCCGCTGGCACTAGTGTCGAACTAGCGGCATCAGCATTTCCAGCATCTGGCTCCAGTATTCAAGTTGGCGCATATCTGGGGTTTAAGGTAAATGACCCCGTAACGCTTGCTTATCCTGCTGGCGCAGTCACAACAGACGCTATTACAGCAGGCGCTGGGTTTGTTCTTACATATGACGCGACTACAGGCGTAATGACACTTAGCGCTACCGCAGGCGGTTCGGCACTAACTGCAACTGGATTGCCTACTACTTTCGGTGGGTTGTTTGCAACTATTGCATACACCGATTTTGCTGCCGTAGCTTCAGTTCAAAACTGGAGTTTTAATATCACCCGCGCTGAAATTGACACCACAACCATCGGCCAAGCTGTTGGTCAGTATGCACCATTCAGAAGCTACATCCCAGGTTTTGCCGAGGGTGATGGCACGGCATCTGTGTTTGTGACCAGTGATGACACAGCACTAGCTAACCGCATGGTGGAAGACGTACTACAACGTCAGCAAGTAGGCGCCGCCTTCAAGCTGTACACCGACAAGGGTACAACCGAAGCGCTATCACGCAGTATCGCGATGGAAGCCACGCTTTTGAGTGCTTCATTCAACATCAACCCTGATGATGCCCAGATGGTGGAAATCACTTTCCGTCCAAATGGCGTACCTACATTCGACTTCTCTACTACTACATAAGGAGTAAACCGATGGCGAACCCCAAACCACCCAACCAAATCCCATGCGGTGCTGGCTAAGGAAGGCTCAACTATAAAGTTGATCCGTTACGGCCAGCAGGGTGTGAGTGGATCGCCTCCTCGCGAAGGTGAATCAGCAGCAGATAAGGCAAGGCGAGCATCATTCAAAGCTCGCCACGCCGCTAATATTGCCAAAGGTAAAATGAGCGCTGCGTGGTGGAGTTCGCAAACGAAATGGTAAGCCTACTCCTGCTACACTAGAACCGTAACACTCAGAGTTTTTATGGCTGCCACGCCCGCACTTCGCGCTATTGACCGTTTACGTAAAGCGGCAAATTTAACTCCAACCAAGAAAACAGTTGAGTTAAGCGATGGCACCACATTTGAGCTGTGGCGTACACCTTTAGTTGCAGCAGAACGGGAACGCGCACAAAAAGCTGCAAAATCCGAAGATGCTACTGCTTTTGCACTACAGCTATTAATCCAGAAAGCTACTGATGAGAATGGCACAAAGCTATTTGCAGCGGCTGAAATTGATGTACTTAAAAATGAAGTACGTGACACGGATCTACAAGCTCTTATGCTGGCGATCCTGTCAAGCGACGAAGAGACTGAAATCGACCCCAAGAACTAAAGGCGCAGCTCAAAAAGGACAATTGGCTGATGCTCCAGCTCCACATCTGTAAGGAGCTGGGGCTAACGCTGTCTGAACTGCGCCACCGCATGACGGAAGAAGAGATAGTGCTGTGGAGCGTATTTTTTGAGATTTTAAACGACCAACAGGACGAAGCGATGCGAAAAGCAAAACGGCGCTAGACTAGATCTAGCGTAACCGTCGAACGTGGCAAATTATTCCGCAAAAATTGATGTAATAATTGCCGGATTAAGGGAAGTAAATCTTTTAGAAAATAGATTAGAAAAAATAAATAGTATTATAGCGACTTTAAACAAGACACGGGTAGCACTAAACGTAGGTGGACGGGGACAAGAGAGAGACTTATCTGGCAAGTTAAGTAAGGAGGTAAATGACTATGTACGAGAGTGGGTAAATGGAAATAAAAATATAGGCAAATCTATTGCAGATGTTTCTCAGCAAGTTCAACAGTTTAGTCAGTTGTTAGATGAAACCGCTATGGCGGGATCAGATCCTAAACAAGCAGGAGCTATTAGAAATTTAGCCACTGCATGGGCAGACACAACTAAGGCCGCAGATAGATACGGCAAAAAGCTAAATGATATACAAAGGCAGGCGTTAGGTTTACAAGCCCAAGGAGTGCGCGATGAACAGGTATACAGACGTTTAAATGCAGTTCAATCTGCAAGATTTAAGAAGAAGCAAAAACAACAACAGAAAGAGCAAGAAGCCCAAAAGAAACAGGCTAGGAATCAGCGAGCCGAGTCCATAGCCCTAGGCGTTGGCTTCCCCTTGATGTTCGGTGCGGGGCCTGCTTCTGTAGCTGGTTCATTAGCAGGTTCGTTTGCGGGAAGTGGTTTTGGGGGTCAAATTTTAGGTGGTGCGTTAGGCCAGACTTTAGACGATGCAGCTAAATCAGCCGCCGATTTTGCCCGCAGCATGCGCGAGGGTGGAGATGCAGCTGGATATTTAACTGAAAAACTCGGTTATTTAAATCCCGAAACCAAAGCTTTAATACAAAACGCGCAGCAAAGCGGTCAAACAGCAAAAGCTGCTGCTATGGCACAACAGGAATTAGCAAATGCTATCGGGGGATCGGCAGCTACAGACTTAAAAAACTATGGTGAGTTGTGGGACTTTACCGGTCGTCAATTCCAGAAATTTACCTTGCTTCTTCAAGCAGGTATGCCCCAAATAATTGCGCAGACTTTAGCGGCTGCTACAGGTTTAACAGGTTTATATGCAGTTGTATCAAAACTACCGGTAATAGCCGGGCTAGCAGGGATGGTAGCACCAAAAGAAAAACCAGAAACTGTAGAAGCACAAACAAAAACAAAAGAGTTAAAGGAACAACTTGCTATAGCAAAAGCAAACTATCAAGTCTCACTACAAAACAATACTGCTAACAGCCAGGGTTATCTAATATCAAAAAGACAAGCAATACAAACCGAGAAAACCGTTAAGTATAACGAAATTATACGCGACCTAGAAAGTCAAAAAATTAGCAAGAAGGATAAGATAACAAAAATTCTAGCACTGGAGCTGAATGTTACACAGCAGTTACGAGATGTGGATAAGGAACGTGTCCAAATGTTAGATCGAACCAACCAGGCTGCTTTAGCCCAACAGCAGGCTACACAGCAGGTAAGTTTAATACAGCAGCAAGTACAACTGGCACAGGAACAGAATACTGCGAGCAATGTACGCAAAACATTTTTACAGGGGCAGATCAGTATCCAACAAGCCTTAAACGCTCAAGAGGCTGTATCCTTACAACTTAATCAAGAACAAAATAAACAGCAGCGCGATAGGAATGAAAATAAGGTCAAAGAGTTACAAGCACAACGAGATATAGCAACAGCAAACGTAGAACTTGCGCAACAGCAAGCGGCACAACAGCAGCAGCAAAGTTTGAGAACACTCCAAGTGTCTATGTTTGAAATTGCAAAAAAACGTCTGGGTTTAGAGAGAAATATACGCTCCGTAATGGAGCAGCATCTAGAAATAACGGGAACTTTTTCAGAATTTTACAAAGCACAAAATACAAATATAAAAGAAAATTACAGTGTATCTAAAAATATACTAGACCTAGAAACTAATATAGCTCTGCTACAGAATCCAAGTCTAACTCAAGAAATAAACGATGCTTATCAACAGCGCGTAGTCTTGCTGCAACGAGAATATGAACTGCAAGTAGCAATACAAAAATTACGCATACAAGCAGCTATAGCCGAGAAAAATAAAATAATAGTGGGAGGTGTAATAGAAGCTGGCATGAAAGAAGGTGAATTACAGAGTACTTTGAGTAAGGCCCAGCTTGGTGTGTCTATGCAAGGTAAACCGCAAGCAGAAATAGAAAAGGCACAACTGTTGCTTGACATACAAAAAGAACAAGAACAGAGGCAATTACAGTTTGCTAAAAACACTACTACGCTGGAAGCCGATATATTTGCCTCTTCCGGTCTAACCCAAGAGAATTTACAGATACAGTATGAACAGCGTTTACAGAATTACGAAGCGGAAAAGTTGTTATATAATCAAATAGATGCAGTACGTATAAAACAGCAGGAGTTAAACGGTTTTGCATCTACTTACGGTTCTTTAATACAAGGAATAGGAGGTAGTATTGAGTCCGGTTTGGTAGGTGCTATAGACTCTGCTATAACAGGCGCCAAAAGTTTACAAGAAGTATTATCTGATGTCCTAAAAGATATTGGCAAGATGCTTATATCATTTGGCATCAGAAGTTTGTTGGGTGGCATTAACATTGGAGGGGTGCCTTTAGTGGGCAGAGCTGCTGGCGGCCCAGTAAGCGGCAACAGTACCTACATGGTTGGCGAAAAGGGGCCTGAGCTATTCGTGCCAAGTTCTAGCGGTACGATCATCCCAGCCGATGCGACTGCTGCAATGGCACGTTATCAACGCAAAGGCAGCGGTAATGGCGGCGGTAATAGCAGCAGTGATGCAATGGGCGATGGTGCAGCAGCAACTCCTGTATTATCGATGAGCTTTGAGACCACACGGTTTATGGATCGTGATTGGGTTGATAAGGACCAACTAGTAGCGGCAATGGCTGCTACTGAACGCCGCGCTACTACAGCAGGTGCAAAAGCTGGTGCTGCTCAGGTAGCATCACAGATGCGTAATTCACCCGGTTACCGCAGGCAGGTAGGTCTACGATGAGCCTTTTTGTAATTGGTAACTTTGTCACTTTTACAGCACCAACTGGTGCGATACAACGGTGGCAAAATTTCTTTACTGAAGGCGCCGTTTCGTTTAACGGTCAAACCTGGAACTTATTGCCATTTGTTTATCAAGGCGCACAAAAAACTAAAGGCGGCGATAATATTAGCAGCCAACTATTACTACCTGCTAATCCATTGACATTAAGCTGGGTGCAGGGTGCAGTTAATAGTGGCTGGATGGTTGAAGTGGAGACATACCAACTAACCGATACGTATACACCTGGATCGCGGTTAGGCCATGAATTCTGGATTGCCACCGGGCTTGGATATACCACACAAGCCGTTGAACTCCAACTTAGCAATGCCCTTGATGCAGTTGGTGCGCAAGCGCCCAATGCACGTATTACACACGAAATGGTTGGAGCCTTGCCTAGCACGGGCGCTATCCGTTCCGGCTGATCTTATCGGGCTGCCATATCGGCTTGGCGCTGAGCCTGCACGTCATGGCGCTACCGATTGCATTAATTTATGTAGGTGGGTGTTGGGATGGTATGGCATTGAAGCGCCAGTGCCAGCCCGCAGTTGGTATCGGCGTTTACATGCAGGTGATACCAGCATCTTCAAAGAGCAATTAGAATTATGGGGAACACCAGGCGAAACTGGTATTATTGCGTTAGTGCAAGCTACTGGCAATAGCTTTGGGCTAGCTGTTTATTACGACACCGGATGGCTTCATTGCAGCGCACAAACCAACCGGGTGATATGGTCACCAAACGTCAAATACGAGGAGCGATATTGCCATGGGAAAAGCAACTAATTGATACTTTAGGGCTGACAATAGAAGAATATAACTGGTATGCAAATGAGGTAGCTAACTATCGCCCAGAACGCGATGCAGCATATGACGTAGTGCCGGAGGTGGTGTGTGACCCGACTGGAGGTATCCTTACTGCTGTTATTGGGATTGGCCTTAGCTTTGCAGCGCAGGCACTAGCGCCAAAACCTAAGCTACCAAAACAATCTGACCCAGGGCAGCAAGAACAGCAACAACAGCGTAGCGGTGACGTAGCTGGCGCCAGCGTTACAGGCTCCAACAGATTTACTAATGTAGATGGTTTTACATCAGTACAACCGTTAGCAAGACTTGGCGAAGTAATGCCACTGGTATTTGCTAATCGGCAAGAATTTTATGGCAAATATTACGGCGGCGTAAGAGTAGAGACTAAATTAGTATGGTCGCAATTATTAAGTCAAGGTGATGGGCAAGAGTTACTAGCTTTATTTTTAGCTAGCGCAGGTCAGTTAGCAGCCGCTAGCACCCCAGAATTTAAAGGCTTTGCTATTGGCGATAGCTTACTGCGCGGCTACCAAGAGAATAAATTTGCTGTTTATTTCCAACGTGGACAACCCGGCGAAGGTCGGATAACAGCAGCAGATAAAATTGCAGGGGGACTTAGCGCAAGGGGGCAAGATGTATTTCAAGCACAATTAGGCAGTACAGAAGAATTAAAGCCATTATTTAGTGGTGTAAGGATACCAACAACAATGACGCAATTTGGTACATCAGAGCCATTGCGTAATGGTCAGCATTGGCGGTTGCCATTTAGCCGAGTACGTGTTGTATACACAAATAACTCTCTTTCCGCTATAGAAAGACAGAAGATCGAATCGCACTACGGGTGCAGAACTGGGATTATGAAAGTCAATAATCAAACGCTAGGGCAAGGAACAAAAGACATTTTTGTATATCCAAACGATACAATTGAATTTCATATTTATGAGGGCAACACCATTAATTTATTTGGCTCCTTTGGTGTGCAGGACATAGCAGCCAAAGATGATAATTACCGGCAAACATGTGATGATGTTCTTATAGTAGGCGAAACCTATTTGATAGGTTGGGCGGAAGTAACATGCACAGGTTCTGACCCTGCAACAGCTTTATGGGATACAAGTACACGTAAAAAATACTATTTCAAGGTTTTAGCAGAAGGTAATGTGCGGTTAGTGTCAGAACAAATTGTAATCCCTCATCCTGATTTTCGTGGGGAAAATTTAACCAGTTACCTCAACCCTGCCGATGGCCCTACAATCTCAAAGCTAACATTAGCTAATATAACAACAACACGTAAATTAAACCAAATTGAAATTGGCATAAAATCGCAAGTATGGAAAAGATTTACAGGCATAGCAAACTTTGCTTCAATACCTGATGATAACACATTAAGTGATCTTGAGGCAGGCGGCAATAATTATAACGTCGGAAGCTATTCCGAGTATGGGCTAAGGTATTCTATTTTTAGACTTCAAATCCGCAAGAGAGGCGATGATAGCTGGATCAACCTTGACCCTGCATCAGGTTCACCTTTTTGCGTAAAAGGGCGCACACCAATAGACCAGTTTAATTTTATTCGTATTCGTTTCCCCAACCCTGACTTGCAGTATGAAATTAGATTGCGTCCTATATCAGGCGGAGGTTATATTACTTATGGCAGAGTGCCTGGTAACCCAGTCTGCGTATTAGATGCAAGATCTGGCGGCGCAGTATATCACACATTAGATACAATTTTGGGGCCGGTTACAGTTTATTACAAAGGGTATAAAGAAAAAATAGAAGAACAAGCAGCAACAAATAATATTATGTATTACGGCGGTAGACCTACGGAAGGTGCTGTTGAATCATTAGCAGCAGTTGAATATTCAACTACCGGTTATATAGCACCAGGTCTTTATAACACTACTACCGGAGGATCTGGCAGCGGCTTAAAAGTAAATGCAGCCTCAGCTTCAACTGCAACTCAAGAACCAAAAGGTACAGTAATAATCGGCTTCGGTACCCGTTGGTTGCATACAGATGTATTAAAAGCGCCTTATCCAGATGGAGCGGGTCAGCCCTACACGGGGGAAGCTGTTTTTACACATCCTGCCTCTCGAAGCACAATAACAATAAAAATGACTTTAACCAGCCAAGTATTAAATATTACCGGCTTCAATGCAGGTTATACGGATACAGGCGGAGTAGGTTACATGTGGACTAACGCTAATGCCGCTGGAAGTTTTGTTACAATTGTTGGCTATAGCGCAAATATAGTTGCAGGCACTTATGTACTAGATAAACCTTCTAACTCGGCAACGCCAATAAATGGAACAGTACAGGCGCAAGTAAGTGTTGTGGCGGAAGGATCAAGAGTTTGGGTAGCTGATGTAGTTGTACAAGAGAGTGGGTCTAATTATAAAATCGGAGACAACATACAAGTAGTTGGAACGGCTAGCCCGCTACCTCCCATGAGAG